TAGATGACACCAATCAAAAAGAAGAAAAAGTTATTCGTGAGTTAGAAGAGCTTAAACGTGAGTTGATCTATAATCTAGGCGTTAACTCTAGGATTAAAAGAAAGAATACTACGGGAGTTGGTGATGGAAGATTTTAACATCAAGGTCTCGGTCAGAAACGGAAGATTGTTGAAAGCGATCAGGGCTAGATATGATTCGGTGGCGGATTTATCAAGGCAATTAGTTAGAGGTAAGTCTCAGCTACAATCTCTCGTTACAATGAAGGCAAGACCATTTAACGATAAAGGCTGGACAGATTTAGCTTTAGATGTTGCGGCGATGGTAGGCGAAGAGCCCGAAGAATTATGGCCGGAACATATTCGTGAGTTGCAGTTATTGAAATCGACATCTGAAATGGAAGTTGGTTTGGACAGCGTTAAAAGAATAATTCAAGACGGGTCTACTGAGAAAACTCTGACCCAGTTTAGTGCAATCTCAGATTTGTCCCAAGAATTAACTCCAAGACAGCGGGAATGTATAGCGTTGCGTTTTGCATTGAAGCACACTTTAGAGGAGACGGCTAAAGTCTTGGGCGTTTCAAGGGAGAGGGCGCGACAGATAGAGGCTGGGTCTCTCAGGAGGATGAGACGCGCTGCTACGTTGGAGGGTTACCGCAGGGAATACTTAGGAATAAACGACAAAGGTTTAGACCTTTTCAACGATTAATTGGTAAAAAGTTACTTGAAATGTAATCCGCGCAACGCCTAGACTAACGTAGATCAAGGAGACACAGGACATGGACGAACTGGAAAAAAGCATACAAGAAATACTAGATGCTTGCCCGTCAGAAATGTCGCCGCCACAACTGGCCGCGATAATCGCAAACATCATCAACGTATATAACTTCGCGCACCTCTGGCCTATCGTCTCGGCCCAAACATCCACGCTCTTGTATAACCACGAAACCATCGAAGATGCCGTGTCCGATGCAGAAGAATTTTTAAAAAGAATAACACGAAATACTCTACACTAAATAAAGGGAGAACTTTATGGAAGAAACCTTAACACCGTTTCAAGAAAACGAATTGCAGTGGCTACGCAGACAAGTAGATCGTTTGCAGGACGATAAAATGCGCCGTGATGAAAAGCACAAAAAAGATATAGACCGTGAACTCTGGGTTGCCCGTGAGGAACTTAATACGTTTGTTGTCTCTTTAAGAAAGTCAGGTAAAAAAATATGATCTACGATATCTCACATAAATTGGCAAAAGACGGTTTCGACGAAGCCCTGAAACAAACCCAAAAAGGTGACGTAATAATCTACCACGTTGGAGAATTTGCCAGCGGCAAACATAAGTATAATGCCCTGCTTGCTTCCCAAGGCGGGCTCGTTTCCCTAGTTCAGAAAAAGCTCGGAAACTACAAGTTTCAGTACATTGCCCAGCGCTCGAAGAAAAAGCTTAGAAAATAGGGGCTTCACATTCTCCCATATCTGTGATAGACTGTTGTAGAGGGTTTCCGGCTCTGCCCTCTATGCTTTTTGACAAACCTTGGGATTGGTCCGGAACGGCCCCATAATTGGAGAATGTTTATGGAGAAACTCATAAAAATACCAAAACGATTTTTGGTCGATTGTGTTGATTGTGATTGCGAGGTTCCCGAACCCGTAAAAACAACAACATCTAATTTTTACATTTTATCAGAACGCACAGAAAAAATAGCCGAACTTATTAACCGAGCCTTTTTCTACGCTTTTGATGGAGTAGATGGATGCCACGGAATTGTTGCCAGTGCAAAAGCTACACTGAAAGCAATTTACAAAGCCAACATATTTACTGAAAACGAAAACAAACGTTACTTAGATAAGGTACAAGGGTAATGAAAATTACAAAGGAACATCAATTACTGCTTTGTAAAATAGTTGGTAGTGAAGCAAAGACAAAGTTTCTTGTAAAAGAAATTAAAGAGCAACGTGACCGAGAACTTAGCCAAAAATCTATTCAGGCGGTTAAAGAAATGATGCTAGTCATAGACAAATAATCAAAGCCCGCGGTTCTCGGATCGCGGGCTCTTTTAATAACCAAAGGAAGAATAATGCTGACAACTTTGTGCCTCGCATTGGCAATTTATCACGAAGCAAGAGGCGAAAATCATAACGCACAACTCGCAATTTCGAAGGTAATCTACAACAGAATGGAGTCAAAACGATGGCCGGAGACCGTTTGTGAGGTGATTTTAGAGCCAAAACAGTTCTCTTTTGTTAAAAATGGACGCGTTTCTGTGCCAAAAAATGCAAAAAGTTGGCAAAAATCATACGTTTTGGCTGAAAAAATCACGAAAAATCCGGAAATTTTGCCAATAATGGACGCAGATCACTACCATTCTGTCAAAGTTAAGCCCGTTTGGAGGAAAAAATTGTACAGAATTGTACGAATTGGTAACCACGTGTTTTACTCATATAAAAAGCCAAACCCCTTAAAAACAAGCCTTATACCGCAAATTAGACGCTGAAAATCGCGGATCGCGGAGCTTGTTTAACGCGGTTACTGTATATAGGGCTGAAAAATAAAAAAAATAAAAAAAGTATTTTCAAGCCGTAACCAGTGTAACTTATGTAACTTGGGGTTTAAGTGTATATAAACAAAGAATAAAAAAGGTTACATAAGTGGTTACACCGAGAAATCCAAAAATGTAACCAAAACAAGAGTTGTTAAAGTCCAAAAGTACCTAAAGGGGGGCGGGGGAGATTTTTTGTAAAAAGATTTTTCTGGCATATATAATACTATCGGTTGTATAAGAGTTTTATCTGATAGTTAAAATATAAGAGGCAAGCATGACCAAACAAAAACGAGGTCGTCCTGTGAAGCAAACAAAGTTCGGAGCGATCCCTTCTCCCCTTTTGATAAAAGAGCGGCCCGTCCCGAAACATAACAAGCTTGTTGACCCAGATAGTCCTCGGTCTGATCCCCGCGGTCGTAAGCGTATTTCTATTGATACCAAGCTAACGCGCAAACAGGAGCTTTTTGTAAAAGAGCTTGTCAGTAACGACGGCCTTATAACTTTTAAGGAAGCGGCTATAAAAGCGGGCTATCCAGAAAGTTCTGCCCATACCCGCGCTTATGAATTAACCAACCCACATAAATGTCCGCACGTTGTTGCCGCTATAAAAGCTTACCGTGCTGAACTGGATGCCAAGTTCGATGTAAACTACGGTAGACACATCCGAGCCCTGCAACAGATTAGAGATATTGCTTTGGAGAACGGGGCTTACTCTGCCGCTGTTCAAGCCGAGTATCGAAGAGGCCAAGCGCAGGGAGATATTTACGTTAGTAAATCAGAGATCCGTCACGGTAGTATCGATAGCATGAGCAAGGAAGAAGTTTTGAAAGCTTTAAGTGATTTGAAAGATGGTTATGGCGAAAACGTTATTGACATTACCCCAACCGAAGATGCCGACGGAAGCGGGACTGTACCGCCAACTAAAAACCGCGCTAAAAAGCCGAAGAAAGTGGCATCTAACAAGAATTGAAAATTGGGTAGGCCAAGGCATCCCTGATTTACTGGTTTGTGACGAACGCGGAAAGTTTCACTTTATTGAATTAAAGTTTTGTAAAGCCAACGCGGTTAATCTGAGTCCACATCAGGTTGCGTGGCTCACACGGCACCGTACAAGCAGTAGTTTCGTTTTAGTTAAGCAACAGGCCAAGCCGGACGTTAGGGCCTCCCTGCACCTTTACAGCGCCTCTCAGGCTATATTACTAGCCGAGAATGGTTTAAAAACTCCGTCGATTGGATCGTTTGACCACCCGTTTGATTGGCATAAAGTTTTTGACTTGATTTCTCCCATATAATCGCTTACGTTAGTTTCTGTTAAACTTTAACAAATGGAGAATTTAATGGATAGATTAGACGAAATTGTAGGTTTAGTTTTGGAACAGATAAAAAAAGATGTGGCCGACGATAAAATGGCCCCACTTAAAGAAATGTTAAAAAGCGTAAATTTTGGACCTTTAATTGCTTACTTGCCAGAACTGGAAAAGAAATAATGTTTCTATTCACTTTATTGGGCCGTTTATTATACGGTAAGGATTATGACAAACTAAGCCGCCAAGCGAGCAAACCCAAACGACGAAAAACCACCCGTCGAAAACGTTAGAAAATTAAACCCGCTTGACCAGCGGGTTTTTTTATGCCTATAATATGGGACAAATCGCATATTGGAGAATGCACAATGTTAAAAACCGTTGAATTGAGCCGAGCCCAAAAAACAAAAGGCATCGCGGTAACGTATCGCGCCGGAACAAAAAACAATTTTGGAACGTGCCCAGCAACTTGTGAACTGA